TGTTGGTTCGACACCAGCACGGCGTGTACGCTGATATAGCAGAATGGCAATGCACTCGACTTGTAATCGAGATACTGTGGGTTCGAGTCCCTCTATCAGCTTTTGTCTTGAGCAGACGAGAAACAGCTCACATCAGTAGAAGCAACCTATGAAAACAAAGCGAAGATGAAAGGAAGAAATGTAATGAAAAGAAAGTTTTTAGAAGAGTTAGGACTTGAGAACAAGGAGTTAATCGACAAGATACTTGATGAGAACTCCGCAGACATCGGTAGAGCAAAAGGAGAACTTGAGAGCGTACAGGAACAGCTCAAAACGGTAAAAGCTGAATTAGACACAGCAAAGGGACAGATTACCGAGCGTGATAATCAGTTGACCGTATTAAAAGAGTCTAGTGGCAATGTTGAGCAACTCAAGAAGCAGATTGAGGAATTGCAGAACGCAAACAAAGATAGCGATACCAAGTATGCAGAGCAAATTAAGCAGATGAGAATTGACTCAGCAGTTGAGCAATCCATTCTAAAGGCTGGTGGTATCAACGGCAAGGCAATCAAGGCACTCCTTGATAGTGGCAAGTTTACCGTAGGAGATGATGGCGTTGTTGGTGGCATTGAGGAGCAGATTGAAACCCTCAAGAAAGCCGAAGATAGCAAGATGCTTTTCCACGATGGTAAGGCTACATTCAAAGGAGCAAAAGTACACGAGGGTGAGAAAGATGGTGGTAGCAAAGGAACTGACTACTCAAAGATGAGCTACGAGGAGCTTTGTGAATACCTCAAAGATAACCCAGACGCAAAATTAGAATAAGGAGAAAATAAACAATGGCAAAGTTTGATAGTAAGTCATTTAACGCAGAAGCATTTAAGTATTCCGTACAGAGAATACCTAACCTTAAACTCAACGAACTTAAGAAGTCAAGAGCACTCGTTGGAAACCCAGATATTCGTGAAGCATTCTCATCACAGAATGGTACAGGCTTCGCTACAATCGTTATGCGTGGTCTTGCAGATGGTGATGCAGTAAACTATGATGGCTCAACAGACATTACTGCTACTGCTACTAAGACATTTGAGCAGGGAGTAGTAGTTGTAGGTAGAGCAAAGGGCTGGGTAGAGCGTGACTTCTCATACGATATTACAGCTGGTGTAGACTTTATGGAGAACGTAGCACAGCAGATTGCTGAGTATAAGGACGGTCTTGACCAAGATACAATCCTTTCAATCCTCAAGGGAGTATTCTCAATGTCTGGAAACGCTAAGGACACAGAGTTTGTATCAAAGCATACTCTTGATATTACAGGACAATCTGTTAAAACAGTAGGAGCTACAACACTCAATACTGCAATCAACAAGGCTTGTGGTGCAAACAAGAAGAAGTTTTCTCTTGTATTTATGCACTCAGATGTAGCAACAGGACTTGAGAACCTCAATCTTCTTGAGCATCTTAAATATACAGATGCACAGGGAGTTCAGCGTTCACTTGACCTTGCTACTTGGAATGGCAAACTCGTAGTTATTGATGATGATATGCCAACAAAATCAACGGTAGACACAGCTGGAGTTCATACAATCCAAGTAACTGCTACCGCAACAGCTGGTGATAAGTTCACAGTATGTGGTACAGAAATCGAGTGGAAGACATCTGGTGCAACAGGAAACGAGATTGATATTCCAGCTTCCGATACTGCCACAAAAGAGGCTACAGCTATCAAGAACTTCCTTTCAGCAGTAACAACTGGTGAAATCGCAAACTACACTTGGACAGTATCTGGAGATACAGTAACAGGAACACAGAAGACAACAAAGCCAGAAGCATACTTCTCAGCTTCAGTTGACGCTTCAGCTACATCATTCAAGGCTACTATTGCAACAACTACTGACCCTGTTATCGGAACAGAGTACACAACATACGCTCTTGGTGAGGGTGCTTTCTCTTACGAAGATGTTGGTGCAAAAGTTCCTTACGAGATGGATAGAAACCCAGCAAAGAATGGTGGAGAAGATACACTCTACATTAGACAGAGAAAGTGCTTTGCTCCTTTCGGTATTTCATACCTAAAGGCTTCACAGGCTTCACTTTCACCTACAAATGCAGAGCTTGAAACAGCTTCTAACTGGGGTCTTGTAAGTACAGGTGAAGCTTCACAGGCAGACAGAACATACATCAACCACAAGGCAATAGCTATTGCTCGTATTATCTCGAAAGGCTAATTTATGTACGAAGATGTGTTAAACGATATAAGGAACGCACAACCGAGTGCGGTAAATGATGAGCTGAAAGACCTAGTAATCAGTAGGTTAGGAAGTCTTGGATATACGGTCAACCCACAATCTCAAGCAGATAATTGGAAAGTTGACTATGCTATTCAAAAGACACAGCAAGAGATAAAGAGTTACTGTAATATCAGCACTATCCCAGACGAGCTTACACTCGTAGAGGTAGAAATGATATGTGGCAACTTCTTGCTTGATAAAGCCAACACTACTGACTTAGCAAGTACACTCAATCTTGAAGATGCACTTGCTTCGGTAACACTAGGTGATACATCAGTTAGCTTCTCTGCTTCGGACTCTGCGGATACCAAAATAAAGAACCTTATTGGTTCATTACTTAATCATAGTGAGGAACTTATATGCTATCGCAAACTCAAGTGGTAAAAATTAAAAATGCTATTGAGAGTATGTACGAGGACACTTTCAACTTGGTTGAATACCAAAAGGTAGTAGGTGCTAATCACGTTACCAGCTTTCAAGAGGTAACTGTGCAATCCAATATACCGTGCAGACTATCGTTTTCGAGTGCCAACTCAGCTTCCAAACAAGAAGCAAACAACTCCGTAGCACAGACCATTGAGCTGTTTACGGCAAAAACCGTAGATATTAAAGAGGGTTCTAAAATCGTAGTAACACACGATGGTGGTACATATTACTTCAAGAGGTCTGGCATACCGAGTGTCTACAAAACTCATCAAGAGGTTATGCTTGAAGATTTCAAGGGGTGGTCATAATGGCTAAATGGGGCAAAGCTACTTTTAATGAGCTGATTGAGTTCCGTGATATGCTTGATGGCATAGCAGACAGTAGCGAGATTTGTGAGAAAGTAGCAAATGACTTGGCACAAAGGTTTCTCAATGTAGTACAGAACAGAAATACACACCCAGTAAAAACTGGTTGGTTGCGTAAGAATTGGCTTGTCGGAAAAAGTTACAACAACGGCAAGTCATTCTTCGTAATCGTAAAGAATGATGTAAAGTACGCCTCATACGTTGAGTACGGACACAGGATATTCGTAGGAAAAACTGATACAGGCAAGTTTGCTTCTGGAAAGTTTATGATGACCAATGCTATTCAAAAGGTGCAAGAAATTGCTCCTACAATAGCACAGAGAAAAGCAGAGCAGTACCTAAGGGAGAAGATGAATGGTAAGTAGTGTAATAGACGGAATTGCTGGTGCAATATACGGCAAGTTCAGTAATACTTATGAGATATATACCGAGAGAGTGGAGCAAGGGTTTACACCACCTTGCTTTTTTATTGAGTGTAGTCCAACAATAGAAAGGTATAGGGATAGACTTAGCAAGGTAACGGCAAACTGTACCATACAGTTTTATGCCAATTCAAATGCTACTGCCTATACGGTATTGCCTAATCTTATGAAAGCACTCGAAACAATCACGGTAGATAGCGACAAGATACACGGAAGAAATATCACGAGTAATCTTGCTGATAATATCGTAACGGTGGGTGTTACTTACTCGTATCGTTCTCTTGATAGTAAGGTAGGAACTAATATGGCGACACTTGATATTAGTCAAGAAGTAGAGGGGTAATAAAATGGCAAAAGAAAAAGAAACAATTAAACAGGACGCTGTGATGCCAAAGTTCAGCTATGAGCAGTTGGTTAATTGCAGTAAGTTCGTAGGCGACAAAGTATTATTAGCTTCTCTCCTTGATAAAAAAGAGGAGTACACAATAGAAGAAGCTGAAAAGCTGATAGAAGATTATAAGAAAAGGAGAGTATAAACTATGGCATTAGGTGGTGGTAAGTTCACAAGCCAGAATAAGGTTCTGCCAGGTGCGTACATCAACTTCGTTTCAGCGAGTGGGGCAAGTGCGGTGCTTTCCGACAGGGGCGTGGTAGCTATGCCTTTATCACTTGATTGGGGCGTAGAGAGTGCAATCTTTGAGGTTACTAGAACCGACTTCATCAAGGATAGCCTTAAAATATTCGGCTATGCTTATACAGATGACGGAGTAAAGAACATTAGAGAGTTATTCAAACACGCTACAAAACTTTATGCTTACCGTCTTACGAGTGGTGGCACAAAGGCATCTAACACATTCGCAGATGCTAAGTGGTGTGGTACAAGGGGCAATCAGCTTAAAACTGTTATTGCTACTAACGTAGAAGATTCTACTAAGTTCGATGTAAGCACATACTTCGGAACAGAATTAGTAGACAAGCAGATGAAAGTAACAGATGTAGCTGGACTCGTAAATACAGATTGGTGTACTTGGAAGTCTGGTGCAACACTTGCTGTTACTGCTGGTACACCATTTACTGGTGGTACAAACGGAACTGCAACAGGAACTACTTACAGCGACTTCCTTACAGCTGTTGACCCATACGCTTTCAATGTACTTGCATTAGACTCAACAGACTCAACAACTAAGGCTCTGTTTGCTACATACATTGAAACACGCAGAGATGAATACGGTAAGAAGTCACAGCTCGTACTTTATAACCAGACAGCTGATTATGAGGGCGTTATCAATGTAAAGAACACAGTAAGTGATACTGGTGCTTC